AAATAATCTAACATTTTTTATTACTCCAAAAATAAACAATTAATCCAAAGATTATATAAGCTAATGTTATATTCATTATTGTTTCCTTTGCTTAGCTATATGTGTGTCCCAACCCACACACATATAACCATAGCTTGTTAGTTTTTTAGTGTTGATATTAAACCGATCGTACAGTTCAGCTACCATCGGCTCTAGGTCATCGCAGTTGGGCAATGTTTTTACATACACCTCAGATTCTCCAGTAGGTGAGGAGAATGTTAAGTATAAATAAAATAGGGTTTCTTTAATCATACTTTTTGTCGATACAGTTTTGTTTATAATAGACATTACCGAACAATGTTAAACTAGGGTTCTTACTCTTAGGCACAGACTTACCTACATATTCCCACCTACACGTCATGGTTCGGTTGTTATGATTTCTTTGATGAAAGAATTCTATATTGTTTAAAGTATATAAGTTGATAGTTACACCAACTATTAAAGATATTGGATCAAACATGATCACTCCTTTCTTTGTTGTTAATATCACACGTCTCCATGTAATCTTTGATTTCTTGGGATGACATAAGCTCGACCAGTATTGGGGTATCTTCACCTATGTATGCACCCTCGATGTTAAAATTTATAAACTCTTGTGCATCTTCATATGACATATCATCTCTTCTAACCAATTTAGTTATCATCTTATGTTTATTATAAATAAATACATCCGTCATTCCACACCGTGTACCTATACCTATAATACAGTCATCATAGTCGTCCCATATTTTCATTACTCAATCCTTTCTATTGTTAGAGAGTGCCTATACTCAGGTTCAGTATTAGCATCTATAAACTTTGTTTGTATTTTTAAGCCATACTTTTTTAATAAAGAATTAATAATAGGTATTCCTTCTTTAAATCCTTCAGAGTAATAGCTATCATTAAAACCTATTTCTTTTATCTCATCTTTTACCTTCATCACTCACCTCCTCTATTTTAAAACAAGAAACATCTGAATACTTCACATCTCTTGTTAAATGCGACAATAAAAAATCTTTACACTCTTCTTCATTTGTTGCATCAATTTCATCATAATAGGTTATTTTAAAAGTTTTAAGTTCTTTAGCCATCACTCACTCTCCTTAATAAATTATCTACATCATATAAATCTTTAAGTCCAAATATATGTTGTATGGTTACTCTGTATTCTGTATAACAATCATCACATAAGTTTTTATTAAACTCATTACTAGATGCAGTATCAGAATTGCATTTACATTCTTGACATTGTTTCATGTGTCCTCCTTAATGTAATATTTCATACTCCAAGCAAGTGATTCTATCTGCTCCCATATAAAGCTTGGTTCACAATACTCAAAAAATTCCCAAGCATTTTCTGAAAGAAACTTATCAAGTTTTTTCTCAGACCATTGATCGTAGTCTATTGGTAAGGTTTCAGATAGATAGTGAGTGCTTGCCCATCGCAAGTCTTGTTTAGTTACTTCGATAGTCATATCTTCACCTCCTTTAGTCTGTTATACATTGCTAACCCAAAGTCATATCCTTGCTTGTAAGAATACATATCATGATGATAGCTTGACCTATGACCTTCAAGTAAACCATCAGCTACACCATCTTTGAAAGCACCCAATTTAATAGGGGTATCAAGAAATCTTTCTTTAGTCATCACTCATCTCCCATTTGTTAATTTGATTTAATAAACTTTCAGCACATTCAGAACGACCAACAATTATATCGTCAGTTCCGTCCGATGTGAATTCTTCGTTATTATTGTTTGCTTCAACAACTTCAAGATTGTATTCTATTTCATCTCTTAGCCATTGTTTTACTTTTAATAATGTGTTTTTAGTAAATTGTTCATAGTCAGCATCACTACCACTACTACTGTATCCCTCATAAGGATATACTAATTTCTTTTTAGTCATAACTTTTTCCTTTCAGTTCATTAATGTTATCGTTAATTACATTTAATATTTTACCAATATGTGGATCAGAGGATGTTATTTCTAACTCCTCAATGGTATCTGCATCAACACTTAGGTCTTGCTCAATCCACTCTAGCTCTTGCAGTTTCCAAGAATTAACATCTTCCTGAGTGCCAAAGCTTACATGGATTCCTCGATCCTCGTGGACAGTTCTTTTATATATTTTATATTTTTTACTCATCTCTATTCTCCTTTGGATAGAATAATATGTTGCCATGGTCTTATGGTTAAAGAAATGTCTTCATCTGCCTCCTCAATGTTAACAATCTCTATAGCATTATCATCAACTAATCTCTTTAAAAACTCTTTTCGATTTGAGTGTTCTAAGTTTAGTTTCTCATAAGTTTTGTGGCAAACTACCAAACTTGTTAAGTCAACATGATATTTTTTAGCCATCATCTTCTCCTTTGTTACTTCTCCTAAATCCACACACTAGAAAATCAATATCTTGTAAAGTTTCATCATCTTTTAGATTAATTGCTTCAGCAAGTGTATAATGTGATTTACCCCCAAACCAAGCGAACCCATCTTTTGTCTCTAATGAATTCCACTTATGTTTTTTAAGAAATTCTTTTAATTGTTTTTTAGTCATCATCTTCCTCCATATTTATTTTTGTATTGTTCAACTTTACTCACTAGGTGTTTAGCATACCTCATGTGGTAACCAAAGACTTGCCAGAACCGTATATCCCAGATGTCTTTAGTGTTTGACATTTCAGTTTTATTTGGTTTGACTACTAACGCAGATTCAGGACTGCTATTAACTAAAAATCTCCAGTTAGTAAACTGACCATAAGATATTTCTTCATCACATGATTGACCAAATATTCTTAACAAAGTTCCATAGTCTGCGCTAATATATGTTTGGTATGACACCCCTGCTGTGATAATCATTATATCATTGTGGGTTGCCATATGTAGTTTATCCCATTTTCTAAGTGGCATTGTTTGTCTCCTTTACATTATTCCAAATAGGAATGAATAGATTATATAAAAAATTAGAACAGTACATGATGTGTACCAGATTAGTATCTTAATAAACTCCATGACTACTCCATCTCAAAAAATTTAGGTAATATTTCACTACCTTTTTTAGATTTGTATTTACCATTATGAAACCTACCAGATTCCAAATAGTCATCATAAAATTCCTGAGCATTCTCAACAATCTCCAAAGGACTAAGTTTTTTCCATTCAGGAAATACTTTTGTAGCTTTGTTGATTATGTTGAACTCGGCATCACGTTCTGACATATCCGACTGACCTGCCATAACCTGATGATATGTAGCCATAGCATCTATCAATGGTTCATAAGTTTCTAAGAATGAATCATTTTGTTGCTCGTACCAAGCATCATTACCTATGTGTGACATAGTTATTCTCCTTACATTTATATCGGTGAGGGTTATACAGTCTAACTAGCACCGATGTTTCTAATTAGACTAGTGGGATAGTGTCCAAAGGACAACAAAAGAAACACTACCCCACTAGGCTAATTATATTAATTATCCTAGCGAAAGTCAATTAGTCCCTCAGTTGGTCGATGTTCGAGTTAATGTCAGATACGGCAGATTGTATGTCATCTCCAACACTACTTCTAACATTGTCTAACATTCCGTCAACATCGGATGTTATTTGAGTTTCCAAATTTTCTACACTTGATTGAAGATCGTCTATATTAAATTCAATATCTCTTATCTTGTCCTCGATTACTTTGTTTGATTTTTTCAACCACTTTATTTCATCCTCTAGTCTATATAAGATATCTATCATAGTGAGTTGGTTTTTTAATTTGTTCATTATAGGTTCTCCTTTCTCCTTTGTTTTAATAATAATCTAGCTTTCACTAGTCGTTCATTCTGTTCATCAGTATTCAACCAACTATGCATACTTAGTGCTTTAACCATATTACGCAAAGCCCAAGTTGGTTGACCTTTTAGATATAAATTACTCATGTTATCTCCTTTGTTAGTGTTTAGCATAAGCGACATTGTTGATATTAGTATCCCAACAAGCACGACAATCGCCACATTCATACTTGTCTTTTTGACTAGCTTCACAGATGAAGCCCTTCATACCTAGACTATCCATAGTTGTAAAGACAGTCGTGGTTAGTGGTGCATTTTCTAGTGGTGGTGTGTCATTCATTGGTGTTGAAAACCTAAGAGCAACATTACTGGGTAAAGACCTAGACCTTAGTATAGTCTTCCAATCTTTGTACTCTTTGGTTGGTATCCAATGTTTACAATGTGGTGTTTGTTCACAGATATCTAGTATGTTATTAGCCATATCTAGGTCTTGAATATCACCACTATCAAACCATCTAAAGAACTTTTCTTTCTGTAATAGTTCAACCATTACAGTAATGAATTCTTTAGATTGCATGAACTCTAGTGTCAGTGATTGCTTTGCTTTTACATTAGGCATATGGTAGAAACCTTTCCTAGCATAGCAACCATTACATACACTACCCTTTACTTTGGATAGTTTTTCTCCATTCCTACACAACCAAGCCGATATAGATATACTTTTACACGGCATCTTGGAAGTCTTAGAGAGTATTTTTTTCTTATTCAACATCATCATTGTCTCCTTAATCTTTGTTATATAGTTTATATAAAGGCTTATCGACTAGTAGAAACCTACCAACATTAGTGTCATGAGATTGTAAGTCATGAGTAAATTGCTTCTCTACCTCCCAACGATCAGTTCCGATGAAGATAGCACAACTATAATCGCTCCACCAATCTTCATCCTCTTCATCTCTAATCATTACAATAGCTAACGTGTAGTTCTTGAACAGATCAAGTTGTAAAGGTTCTCGATTATCATTATCACAATTCCAATAACTTGGATTAAAAGTTGTATTTAATAATTTCATGTTGTCTCCAATCGGTCTGGTACTTCAAATACATATTCCATTGTATTATCATTATATGAAAGCCTGTGCCATGTTACGGGGCATTCATTTAACCATTCAAAAAATTCATCTGGCATATTATTTATTTCATTCATGTTGTCTCCTTTGTTATATACACTATTCTAGGACTGTATAAGGGGAGGAAATTGTATCACCCTAGAATAGTGTATAAGTTATTAATATATCGAAATAAATACCTAAAAACTTTCGGTAAATTTTCCGATTGTTCTAGCTTAGTCGAAACTCGAGCCGAAGTCAAGAAACTTTTTTGGCTATATTGATAAATATAAGTTATTGATATTATTTAGAAAACATACAAACAAATACATGGTATATTTGTATTATACATATGTGTATTACGTATACATGGTGCGTATATGATGCTTCTCTTCTGCGTATGATACTAACTTATTATCAATATAATATTAATATAATGCATTATTTAATTTAGAATGAATCTAAAAAACCCTGAAACCCGCAGTCAATAAGGCTTTCAAGAATTAACTTGATTATTTTTTTTAATACTGTAAGATAAAATTGTGGATTTGTTTCCACACAATATTAACTTTTTATAAGGACAACCATTATGAAAAATAAGGTACAACAACAAGTTAAGGTATCTTACCAGACTGAAGAGTATGACATTTATATAAATAGTTATACCCCTAAAGAGATAGCAGTTTATAAAAGAATGATAGGCTGTAATCGACCGTTTATTTCAACTACTAATTCTTTACATGGCTTAATTGTTAAGGATAGCAAAACGCAAGTAG